GTCTTGAACATATCTGCCGCAGATTCCAATTGTATAAAATTGTTGTGTTGGACGCCGTTACTACCTGGCGCTACACGCGTGGACATTCTGGTTTCGAGTTTCTTGTTAAGCAATTTATTAACAACTCGTACTATTCCGGCTTTACCGGCAAAACGCCTCTTGGGTTTGGTGCGTGGCTTACGTATAAATCTCTTACGTGCCGACATAGCTGTCTTCCTTTTCATGATGCGCGGCATATCTAAAATCCTGGCATCTTATATACTAGAAACTTGCCATCTGTCTTCTGAAAGCTTTGTCAAATCTGGCTCAAAATTTGCAAATACTATAACATGAGGTACGTCGAATACTTTCGTGCGACTCTCATACTTGCCTGAAAAGATACATCCATCCTTGAACTTTTCTATCATACTATAAATATGGTCACAATGATCAGCCATTGTGCGTGGAAGGTCGAAAACCACTATGGGTTCTTCGTTGTAGGCATGCGCTATATCAGCGACTTTGCCACCTGAGACAATAAATGCCGAATGGTGCGTCTGAAGATAACCAGACATAAAACTTTTGCCTGAACCACCAGGCTTGTCATACAACCAATACACATATCGGTCACTGACTTCTCCCTCAATAATTTGTTTGAGTCGTTGCTGCCATGGCTTAAGCTCTCTATCGAATCGCTGCTTACGCTTGCTAAGGGCGAGGGCATCGGCCCTGTTGGATATAAGTAACTTAGTATACGGCATGTGCCTAGCTACTACTTTAGGATACTTGCGCATTAACGTACCTAAGTCATCTCCCTCGTCTACTGACTCGATTAGCTCCGCGAAATCATTTCGCTCGCCTTGGTTACCATGTTCGGCTATTCCGTAATCCGTAAAATCGCCATCCTTCTTACTATAGGCAAAAAATTCTGCTTTGTTGCCCTTCTTCATACCAAGATTTTGCTTTGGAAAAATCTGCTTAAGCGTGGTAACCCTAATCTCAGAAACGAACTGTATGCAAGCATGATAATGTTGTTTCTTCGTGCTGGGACAAATTTCCCTTCCTACTCGCATCGCATTCATTGTGAATTGATCAAATGAAGGCTCTTCATCAAAGCCCGTAAGCATCCAATATCTGGATTTGGGCCTTTTATCCTCTCGAGGCATGGAAATTTTTTGAATTTTTGTTTACTATTGCTGAAAATGCACTAAAAAAAAATTTTTTTTTCCTATGTGGGTGTGGGAAAAAAGTGGGGGTAATACTAACCCCACTTTTTTTTCCCTCCGAGTTTTAGTGGCCTTCGGCCACATTTTAGTGGCCTTCGGCCACACAGAAAGACATGGGATATCCCGATTTCGAAGGAGAGCCTGCCGGCCGGGTTCAGTTCGCCACGCCTATCGGCGGGCCTTGCACCAGTATTTAAGCATCCGTGTAGTAGAATTGCTTAACGTAATCATTGACGTAGCAAACGGTTACTATGTCTTGGTTCGTCGATACGTTGGCGTATGCATAGCAAACCAAAGTATAATCGAAAAATTTAATCTGATTAGCCGATTGGTTCTCATAATGAAGAACACCGTCACGAGTAAATTTCCTACCTGGTATATACATCGTCACAATCTTGGTCGTTCGAGATTGAATAATGTCGGCATCTTGCGCGCGATTGAAGCCATAATTGGCAACTGGCGGTACAACACTTCCTACTTCGGGTCCATACGTGCCCGTATTAGACGCCTTCAGCTTGACATATTTTTGCGCAAGTATAGTATAGCGCTCTTTATTGATCTTGTCGATCATCTTGTTGCCGCAAACACCGGCATATAGCGTGGCGCGTGTGGGCACATCACCTTTGGCTGACTTGATCAGCATAAAACGTAAAGTTACGTCAGAATATCGAATGTCGAGTTCCATCATCATCTTAAAACTGACTCCCTTAAGGTTGATATCATCACCTATACGATAACCATCTCCCGTCATTGGGTCGAGAGTACCATTAACGGTCTTGAACATATCTGCCGCAGATTCCAATTGTATAAAATTGTTGTGTTGGACGC